ACATTCTCTATAAGGCAATGCTATTTTGTTTTTCTTACATTTAGCTTTAACATTTATACCATAAGGTCTTTCAATACCCTTTACAGTTTTCTTTATCTTCTGTGTTTCAGATAACCATAATACTTGTGATGCATAGAAATCAAGTGCCTTACCCCCTGACCTTTTAAACTTTTCACCAAAAGAAACACCTATATTATCCCTTACTTGTGATATAATAAACAAACATATATTTGTGTGTTTAATATCCCCTATCAAACGCCTAAATATTTCAGACATTTTCTTTTGTTTAGTCATAGCATATGACCCATCATTTATCTTTCTTTCTTTCTCAGCTTCGTCAGTTAATGCATCTAATGAATCAAGAACATATAATACCTGAGTTTCAGAATTTCCGAACTCTTTTATTATATTCTCTAGATTGGTAAAGAAAGCTTCAACGGTATCATCTTCTATAAAAGTTACGGCATCTACAGGCATACCTAAAGCTTCAGCATAATCTGTATCAAAAGCTGCCTCTGCCTCATGGTAGAACATCTTACCATTAGGGTACTGTCTATAAAAGTTAGCAAACGCCTCAATAGCACATAACGTTTTCCCACTTGACCTATCACCTACAACATTTACTACACGCCCTAAGGGGTATCCTCCCCCTAGGACACAATCAAGTATCGTACACCCACTATGTATAAACTCAATATTTTTAGGGCGTGTAAAGTAATTACCAACAGATTCTACTTCCATTTTTTACTCCTTAATGCGGCTATCCTATCATCAACAGGAGCTTCCTCAACTTTTTCTTCTTCAGGTTTAGAAGCTATCAAAGAAGCTAATTCCTCATCACTCTTATCTTTTATATCCCTTCTTTTCAAACCAAGTTCATCGATAGCATACTCTTCCATTTCTTCTCTAGTCATTTTCTTAGGTTCAGATTGAGGTGCAGGAGCATCATCAACAGTTTCATCGTCATCATCCTTTGATGTAGTTAATGCTCCTTCAAATACTTTTTTGATATACTCATACGTCTTATATTCCAAGACTTCGGGTATAGGATTATCAACAATATGCTCCAAAATAGCGTTTATAGTTTTTTCATCATTAGCTATTGGAGAAGATTTTCTAGCAACTTTCTCACCCTCATACTGAAAAGCTATATCTTTTGTTTTACCTTTGACAGTGTTAAAGAGTACATCATACCCAAAATCAGGGTTATCTATTCTCAGATTTTTGCCAGTATCTTCATCCCTTGACTGAATAACTATATTAATTTCAAACTGTGGAGGCATAGCCCAAAGTTTAGGAACCATGTCAGGGTCATTTCTATCTATGAGATAAACAACTACCTTATACTTAGCTCTCAGTTTCTTAGCATAGACAGGGTCAGTAGTAGCTTGTTTTGAAAGCAAAGCCTCACAAATAGGGCAATCCTCACCTTTCATTTTCTTCAAACACAGATATGAAGATTTATCAGCACCAACTTCATAATGAATCCATGCATCATAACCATAGTATTTGCTACCATCCCATGTAGGTGGGAGTATTCTTATTCTATACTGCTCACCAACTTTAGGTGCGAATATTTTATTACCTTTTTTAAATATACCTTCCCTACTAAAACCACCTCTATTCTGTAACCGTTGTTCAAAAATACTATCCTCTGTTTCTTTATACACAAAATCTCTAGCCATTTATTCCTCCAATAATTGTTTTTTAATTGATTTAAAATCAATAATCTTTTTGCTTTCTTTAACTGAAACATCACTATAATAACCAGATATATATAAGTTACAAATATCCCTCAACATAGGTACTCTTTGCTGAAATGCTTCTTTTAATGCACCCCATAAAGCAGCTTCATGCTTTGCATCTAAAAACTTTTCATACATTTCATTATATGTAGGTGAAGCATCTGCCTCTGCTTTAGCAACAGCATCAGATACCTTATTATTACGTTTGGAATTAATAAATTCCTCAGACCATACCCTAGTTACCTCCTTTTTTAATTCATCACGTAATGAAACAGCTTTTTCATACTCCTCTTGAACATGAAAGAAAATGCTAGGCTGTCTAACACATTCTGTATCCAAGTCATGTTCATCAATTAGTAGGTAGTCTTTTAATTTCTCAATCTGTTGAACCATGGTACCTCCCAAATATAGAAGATGCTAAGATTCTTATACCAATGGCTTGCATAAAATTTATAACTTCTAAGTTAAATAGTTTAGGCATTAACATATTCCATAAGAAGTATATAAATAAACTTTCAATAGCTAGAATAAAAATAATTGTAATTGTCGGCTTCATCACATCCTCCATACACTATATAGTACACCCCAGATTTCTAGGATTTCAAAAATATCTCACTAATAGCTAATAATAATGATGGAAATTCTGGCTTGGCATTTTCTATAGCTTGGAGCATATTTAAAAACCTAACAGCATCCCTTGTATCTTTACAATTTAGAACACAAGAAACTAGGTAGTTAACCATTATAGTTTTAATGGTGAATGGGTTACTATCTTTTAAATCTTTTAACATAGCTACCACATTTAAGTATGGAGCTTTTTTATTTACTATCACTCTACATAAATCTATCACATCAACTTCATCTTTAACAGTACCAATAACTTCTCTAACTTCATCATCGGTTAAACATCCTCTGACTTGGTTTAAATATACCAAAGCATCCCGACAACTACCATTAGATTCAGAAGCAATTAAACTTATTGTCTTAGGTAGCAACTTTATACTTTCTGCATCAGCTACTTTTGTGAGTAATTTGACTATTGTATCAATAGTCATATCTTTTAGTGTGAATTTTGTACACCTTGATAAAATTGTTTTAGGTAAAGCAGCAGCATCAGTGGTACATATTACCCAATATAAGAATTGTGGGGGTTCTTCTATTATCTTTAAAACTGAATCCCATGCAGGTTTTGTGACTCTATGACCTTCATCTATTATAACTACCCTGGTAGAATTAAGTCCCATACCCTTATGTTTTACAACATCTTGTAAATTTCGCATATTATCTATACCATTATTAGATGCCCCATCAATCTCAATTAGATTATGGTCATCACATTTTAATTCTGATGCTATTATCCTACCTAATGTTGTTTTACCTACACCAGGGCTTTTACTACACAGTAATATGGCATGGGGTAACGTATATGTTACTAACATTTGTTTTAGTGATTTAATTGTACTATCTTGACCTATAACATCATCAAATGTTTTTGGTCTATATTTTAAATGTAAATCCATTATTTTTTCCTCTTAGGTTGTTTATATATTACTTCTAATACTGAACCACAATGTCCACATGTTCGTATCTTTTTTATTTTAAAAATCTTTGCACCATCAATTCTATTACCCTCATTATCATGAGAACCATTTGTTGTGTCAACCAAATTGGTATATACAAATTCTCCGCCACACCTGGGGCAAATATTAGATTCTGTGGCATAAACATCCTCATGCGTTAAATGTCCATTTTCACATAATTTTTGAAAATATCCTTCAAACAACATTTTTCCTCCCTACTATTAGATATTCATGCAATTTTGCTACTCTTCTCCACTTCTCCAGCTTAGTAGCGAAACATTGACTAATACTATTCTTCCATTTAACTATAATTATGTCATGTATAGGTATACCTACTCGTCTATATATATTAATTACATCAGCATGGTAAGGATAAAACTCTTTTTCATACATAAAGTCATTTACATTTATAATCATAAACTTTCCTGGTTTTAATACCCTATGACCTTCACGCAATACTGTAGTCATACGGTCTAAAAATTCATCATAAGTACAATTCTTTCCTAATTGTTCTGGTTCATCCCCATAATCCTCAATTTTGTAATATGGGGGACTTGTAAACACCAAATCAACAGAATTATCAGCCTCCTCCAAATGTTCAGAAGATTGCTGTCTTAGTGTGATAGTACATCCATTTGCTAATAGTTTATTATTTAAAAGTTTCTCAGCAACTTCCCTATTAAAAGCCATAAACGGTATACTTGGGTCATAGCCTATATAATTTCTACCTAATTGATAGGTACACTCCATCCGTGAATTATGTCCCGCACTCAAGTCGAGTACCGTGTCTCCAGGTTCAGAATAAAAACTTTCTACTCTTTTAACAAGCTCAGGAGGAAATGTAGATATACCAGCACCCTTACCCCTCACCATTTGAACAGACATAGCTACGTGCTTATATAACCTTTTATCATAATCCATTTTCTTATGCCTATCAACCGAAACAACATGCTGTTTTTTAGAATGTAGTTCATTTATATCTTTACCTATACTATAATCTATTTCCCATATAGATGTAGGTACACCCCCATACTTATTGGCTATTTCAATTCTTTTCCGTTTGCTCTCAGCTATTTCTTCTGCTGTTTTTGGCATTTACCCTCCTAATAATAATTCCTTATATCTGTTGTATTTCCTACAATCCAAAATAATTTAGACCCTTTTAATTCATTATCCATCATCCAGTCATATGCTTTAGCTTCATATACAGGGTCAAGATATTCAGTATCATTAAATTTTATTTTTAAATGTTTTGAATATGGATATTTTTTATACAGCACTTGTTCAAAAGTGTAATATTTGCACATTGGAAAAAATACTTTACTTCTATCAATACCAGCGATTTGCACTCCTATTATCTTACCAATATTCTTTTTAAATTTTTTAATTCCAGTAAAAATACCAAGCATTGTTAATGCTGACCCCATAGGAACTATTAAATAGTCTACATCAGGTATATTTTCTACCTGGTCTGCTGTTGTATCTATAATGGCATTCTTGTTATTAGATGCATTTATACCAAATAAAACTATAAAATAGTTATTTCCAAATTTTCTTGTTGCTTCCGCATATAACGCAGAATTGAATCCTAACTTTGATAATATGACAACATCTGCCCCATTATTTTTGGCCCCTTTGATAAGAGGGTGCTTATCTGGGGTATTTGTTGCTCCTATACCTAAAATAGTATGTACTCCGTACTCCTTACACACCTTAGAAATAATAAGACCTTGTGGGGAATTTACTGATGTTATTGTTAATACTGTATTATTATACTTTGTTTTTATAAGGTCTAAATTATCCTCTATAAGAGCTATGGCTTGTCTTACTTTACCACCATTTATAGGTAAGTCAGGATATGGCGCAAACTTATCATCCCTTTTAAAATATATTCCATTATATTCTTCTATAGGAGTCAGCATATTGCGTTCCATTCATCCTTAGTAAATTTATAATTATAATCAAAATCATACATTTTGAGTATTTTTACAGGTTTTAGTCTTTGTTTTGATGCATCTAAATCTTTAACTCCAACGGAGCTACCGAAGTTAGCTAACCCCCTAAAACCTTCCTCATACCAATACTTACAAGTATTATGGTGTAAATAATAAACTGAATTATTTACTAATGGGTTATAGTAATCAAAATACCTAGTAGTTATCACTATATTATCATTACCTACATTTTCAGATAAATCATAACATACCATATTATTACTTTTATCTAATAGTGCTACTAATATTGAATTTTTTGTATCCATAAATATGGGTACAGTTTTATCTACTGTGTGACAACTTGCTCTATCCTTATTTTCTTTTTTCCATTTTTCCCATTTAGAGTTTAATGCTATTGCTTGCTTTATCCCAAAGAAGTCAAACTGTTTAATATAACTTACATCAACATTGTCGCTTAATTTTCTTATAAACCTCCTAAATGATGTAAAATCAGAGCCTTCTAGCTTTGTTGTTAGTTCTAAGTCATATATAAATTCACCTAATTTATTTTCCTTAATATTGTTATACCCATATATATACTTATCTTCTTCGGATAACCTTGTTTTTATTTTTAGTTTATTAAAATAATCAATAGTTTCTTTCTCTTTAGAAATATCTCCATTAATAGGAGGTATTATAAGGTATACTATAGGCATACCTATCATTTTCTTTTTAAGAATACACAAACAGTCATTAACCATACCATAGTAGTAATCAGGTTTACTAGCTAAGTATAATA